GCGAGAAATCTGCATTGAAGGTGAATACTACCACGTTCTTCTTGGCTTGGCTGTACGGGTCCACTATAAAGTGGCTCGTTCCATGCTGATTGAGAGCCTCGTAGCCGAAGCAACCGCAAACCAACTTGCCAGCGTACTCCGTGTTGTCGGTGATGAAGATGGGGTCGCCATCGATCTTGCCGCCCTCGATGATGAAGCGTCCGCTTCCGAGGTCTTTCGGAGCTGCCTCCAGTGCGGAGTACAGAGCCGCGTCCATGATGTAGCAGAAGCCTGCCATGTTAGCGTTGGTGCCGAGCACTTTGCCTTTCAGCTTCTTCACATCGGCGTAGGTCGGCGTTGCACCGGCGAACTCGAGGGTCTGCTTGTGCGATACGAGCGGACCAACGAAGCCAGCCTTGACTGCCGGAGCGGACAGAGCCAGCACACGTTTGTTGAGGGTGCGACCGAGAGCACGACCGATCTGCTCGACTATCGTGCCTTTGAGGTCGAATGCCTCGTCGTTGATGGACTCGTTGGTAATCTCAACAGAGAGACCCAACTTGTACGGGGTCGTGGTGATCTTGTCGAACGCCAGCACCTTGGTGTCCACTTCGTCGAGCTCACCGCCGACAGATACCTCGATGCTGTTGTCGAGTACCGGCCACTGGATCTTGCCACGCACGCCGGTCTGCATCTTCAGACCTACCTTGTCGTAGATCAGTTCAGCCTCCAAGGGCTTGATGAGGTCTTGGATGGTCACAGGAATACCTGCGCTCTCCATGTTGGTCTTCTCACCCGGTTGGATGATGCCGGAGGTGATGGTGCTGGTAGCGGTACGCTTCAACAGGAAGTCACCGTCCATCTTGCCCTCGCGGACTGCTTTGACGATCTCACGCATCTGTGCGTTCACGTCCATCGGCTTGGCGTTCTTGGCCGCCTCGCGCTCTTGGTTGAGCAGAGTGATCTCACGAAGGTTGGACTTCCACTCACGGGTGAGGGAAGCGAGTTGAGTCTTCTCTGCGTCGGTCAGATTCTCACGGCCTTCGAGACCGCTCATCTGGCTGTGAATCTCCTCTTGGCGATTCATGAGTTCTTGTAATGTTTTCATTTTCCTAAAATTTTAGGGGTTGATAATAATTATTACTGATTCAGCAATTCCATCTCTCTATGGATTCTTGCTATTTCTGCGTCGCGAATGACTTGCTCACGCTTGGCGGCAGCCGCTTTGGCTTGCGCCTCACGTTCCTCTGCGGTCGGTTCAGCCGGTTGGTGTTCGGCTTGGTAGATCTCGCGTGCCTTGACGGACGTCTGCTCGTAGGCAGGATCCATGGCGATGGTCAGCGCGGTTATCTTCTCAAAGGCCGTGTGTCGGATGAGGTACTCGGTTTTTCCATCGGCAGCAGTCCGCTCCGAAACGGAGTAGTCTTTGGCATAGAACTCGAAAGAGCAGCCCGTGTACGTTCCGTTGCCGATAAGAGCCCGTGCCCGTTGTCCGAGATCACATTCCGGGACATCCGCCTCAAAATGGAGGCCGTCTTCTCGGGCGTCGATGCGGAGCGAGTTTGGCGTTCTCGCGATTGTGTCTCTACGTTCATGCAGCAGGTTGAGTTTGATGTCCTGAGCGGCAAGGAACTCGGCATTGAGGCAGGACGGGTCGATGACCTCGATCTCGCGGTAGTCGCTACCTTCCCACAGGACGGTTTCTTGATTGGTGACGATAGCCAAACCCTCAATGGTCTTGGCTTGGTCGCCGTCTTCACGGAGTTGCACTCCACCGGCGGTGAAGCCCTCACGCTTGTGCAGTTTGATTTCGTCTGTTTTCATTGTTTTATGCGTTTCTATATATCGGTTATTTACTTGCAGGGGTTAGCCCGCGATTTCTTCGACGGCTGTGATCTGGATGGTGCCTTGCCGTTGGTCGGCGTGGAAGGACTGGATGCGGTAGGTGGTGCCATCGACTTCGACCTTGCAGTCACGGGTGACCTTGGTGTCGTATCGGAGCCGCACCATGATGGTGTCGTAAGCGTCCATTGTAC